GCAAGCGAGGTATTAATCTCAACTGTAAGGAATGCATGTTCAAAGATGCTCCAGTGTTGATTCTTGATACAATATTTAAGCAATCCTTCAAAAGAATCATTCTCTTGATTTTTTGGATTACTTACACGAGCACAATAAGCAATATGCCTTTCTGCATCAGGAGTTACTTGAATAAGTTTTACGATTTGGTTCATTTAAATCCCTTTGATGTTTGTGCTTCAAGTTTTGTTAGTTCTTCTTTGGCAAGTCTCAGTTGCGATTTCATTTCTTTGAGTTGAGAATCAGAATACAAGTGTTCTTGTTTTACCAATCTCTCCAATAATTTAATTAATTTTTTTGCTCTATCAGTCATCATCATCCTCGAAAATTTCATCATAATCTAAGTTCTTATGTGCAATTTCTTCATATCGATATGAAGAAACATCAGAATAAACTTCCGCCTTCAAAGAATCTACAAGAAGTTCTAGATTACGAACAAGGAGTTTTAGTTTGTCTTTATTCATTTGATAGTTGAATACTCTCGATACATTTTACATAAAAAAAAGGAGGGTGTCAACCCTCCTCAGTAACATATCTTATTTGCCGGGAAGCATTTTCACTCCAAGTGCCTTATTGCGGGCAGAATCAGACTGTCGTGCCTGATTAAGTTTCGCGGCAGCATTCGCAGCATCAGATTTCTTATATGCACCAGCAAACATTGTTCTACCAATTCTTTCTAATGGATTGGAGGATGTCTGCGCCAGACTCTTAGTATCTGATCTCTTGTAAACTGCTTGACCATTCTTATATGCAAGATTGCCAACTTCTTGCTTACCAGTTTTAGGATTAGTAACAACAGAAGTCTTACCTAACTGTGCTGTTTTTCCACCACTCATAATAGTATTCTTTTTGGTATCAAAACTGGTAGGTCCACCAATACCTTTGATTGCACCCCCTGCTTGCGATTTACGATTAGCAGTTGCAATTGCCTTTCTTTGAACAGCATTTGCGCCAGCGGCAACATCAAATGCTTTTTCTGCTGCAGCTCCACCAGCAAGAGCACCAGCAGTTCCTGTGGCAGCACTTAGAACACCACCGCCACCAATCGCACCAGCAGTTCCACCTAATAAACCTCCAGCAGCAACTGTAGCACCTTTAGCGAGTGATCTTGCCCAACCAGATCCTTTTGATCTTTCGTCAGCAGTAGAAAGTGCCGTATCTAATGCTGCCGATGCAGGTCCTGCAATTTTTCCAAGAATACCTTTTCCTGCAGTTTTTGTTGCTGTTTTAACAGTAGAAGATGAACCTTGTGGACGAAGTGCTAATTCTCCACCTTTTGCTGCCTTTGCTGCCTCTTCCGCCGCTCTTTTTGCTTTCCTATCTGCTAAAGTCTTTTGCAAATCTGCTGGAGTACGACTAGGAGCAGATTTTGATGCTGTTTGTTGAGAATTTCCCGCCCCTGCAGGTTCAACTCTTGCCGATGGGGATGTTGTTCCAGAATATGGTTTAGGGGATCTTCCTGGAGTTCCACTATTTCCAGTTTCCCCCCTCACTTTAGATCCAGGTACTTTAGTTGTTGTACCTGTTGGTGGTTTACCAAAAGGAATCTCCATTTGTCCAGGAGATACTCTTGGTTTTTGTGGAGAATCTGGTAAAGGACTTCTAGGACCCTGTTTAATTAAATCAGTTCCAGTAAATGGAATCCTTTTAGGATTTGTAAAATTCTGAGCAGTTCCTCTATTTGTAAGTACTTTGCCCTGCACCTCCTCTTCACTCAAATAGCATTCATTTAGAAACTGATTAAATGATTTCATCTTTTTCTTTTTTTAGTTATTTATAAAATTACATATAAACAAAAAAGTACCGGAAAGATCTTCCAGTACCTTTAAAATCACTTTCTCTTCTTAGGTTGAGGTGGTTTATATCCCCAAAGTCTAGGATTTACACTACCCTCAGTCCACTCAATAGATTTAAGACAATCACCGAATTTATCATAGTACATATCAAAGATATTGACTCTTTTACCGGTTCTAATGATATCATAACACAACTTATCATCATTTAAATAAGATACTAAGTATGAATCTACAGGCAGTTGCTTATTTTTTGCATCCTGCCTAGTACATCCTTCATGTATAATTTCACACTCATACCGAGACTTGGAAGTTTCTCGCTCTTTACTTGACCAAATTTCAGATACATTATCTTTACTTGATGGTTTCTCTTTTTCTACTGACATTGTTTCGTCTTTAGTTTTGTTTTCCAAATTTATTACCCCATAATTAAAAATTAAATTTATCCTCGATTTCCCCATTGGATATCAGGATATGCTTCAGAAACAATTTCTTTTGTAATTTTATACTTAGTGTCAAGTTTCTTATCCTTTACAAGACACAGAATTTCTGCCTCTAAAGGATGAAGACCCTGAAGAATGTTGATAAACATACTTTCTCTGCGAAGAGAACTCAGTCCATCATTACCACCCTTCACAAAATTATAAAATTTTTCATATTCCTTACGAATTGAAGATCTTCCTTGATCTTGAGAACCTAATGAATTAGATCCAAGTTCACTCATCTTATCAACGGCATCAGTAATCTTTTCGGACAGTGTACCACTGAAAGAATTTTGCTCACTTGTGGCAGCATAAGGAACTTCACCTTCTGGAAGAACAGAAGTAATAGTTTCATCAAAATTCCAAATAAAAATTGCCTTTAAAGAAGGATGCTCATATCTTTTAAGTAGTTCTACCTTCTTTACATTTGATCGTTGCTTGGATACAAGATTCAAAACTTCGAAAGAAAAGGGATTAGATGGAAGATCTTCCGATACTGTTTCTACCTTTTTGGTTGTTGCTTTAGTTTTTGTTGTAGTCATATCAAAAAATTTTTATTAAATGTACAAATTATTCCTCATCATCATCGTCGTCGTATCCAAAATCACTCTCAAAACGGAATGCAATGACTTCATCAGGAATCAGATTTCCCTGCGAATCAAACATTTCTGGATGTGGCATTGGAACTTCACGATAGTTCATCATATATTCTCTGGCAACCCATCCGCCGATGAGGCCCACTATTAGAAACAAAACGGTTAGAAATGAACCTAGGACTAGACTAACTGCTAACATTTTTTTTCTCCGGGAATTTAGTGCGTTTCCTTGACTCAAAAGAAAATTGAAAATGAATGATGATTTCTCGATTCAGAAAACAAATCATCTTTTCAAAAATAATATGAAATGGATAGGTCTTTTTTCTCTTTCCTCCCGTGAGAATGAGTTCGACGCCACGATTTATACCGTGGTTTTCATAGTTATTTAGGTTTTTATCAGACAACTTGCTTCTCTTTTAAAAACTTAACAGTATCAGTACATCCACCAAGTTTCTCATCATCACAAAGAACTTGTGGAAATGTAGAACCTTCACCAAACTCAGAATAAAACTCTTCTTTGGTAAAATCTTCTCCTAAAGTATACATTACAAAGTTACTTCCCGTCAACTCCAGAACTTGTTTGACTTTATAACAATGTGGACAATCTTGTTTCGAATAAACTGTGAAATTCATAATTTTTTACAATTTTAGTATAATTTATATAAGAAAAAAGAGGAGATTTCTCTCCTCCTTGCTATTCTATCGCAAAGATATTATAAGGGATTTTGAATCAGGTGTCAAGTCACAGAGCATGAAGTGCGGTAAGTGCTTCCTGATATTTGGCAGATGCTTCTGCTTCTTTCTGTGCCTTTAGAGTTTCATTTTCTTCAGTTCTTGCTTCTCCAGAAAGTTGTTGCGACTCAAAATAAGGAGTTGCAACACTATTATATTCCGTTTCGGTAAGAACCTGAACACATTTCTTTGTAGATGTACTAGATTCATACACTTCTGGTACATGAATTTCGGAAGAAACTTCTGAAAGGCATACATCAATTCCATCAATATCTTGTAACCAAACCTTAACATCCAATCCAGGAATTTCTTTTACAGGATGCCTTTTTTCTGGTGCATCATTTGTGCGGCAACAGAATTGATTGGTAATATTATCTACCCAATAATGCTTAATATATTGCATAGTTAAAAATAATTGTTTCAGTTATTTATGAGTATGTTATATTTTTGAGATAATTCTTTATTCTGCTCTTCCATTGTTTGAAATCCTTTAACCTGTGCCCAACATACAATACTATATCGCTTTCCTCTTGTGACTGGTTCTACACCATGTTTATAATGGTGATTAGAAGGAAAACAAACTAACATACCAGGTTCAGGACGAATTCTAATTTTTAAATCAGGAAATACAAAATCTCCACCTTCATAATCATCATTCAAATAAAACACCATAGAAATATCACGATCAGTAGATTTCTTCCAAATCAATTCTCCGT